CTTTATTGCTCAAATAGCCAAGTGGATAAAGACCAAAGGCAAAAGTAAAAAGTGGCCAAACCTTGAATACAAAGGCCCGATGTTCTGGGCTCTTGCGCATACATCAATGACTCGTTGGCAGAAGAAGGCCGTTGTTACTGTTCTTGACCCAGCTTCAAAAGTTCAAAGAATGGGATACGACCAGGCTACCGGAAGATTTCTTTGGTCATCCGTTAATGCAGTTATGACCAAGAAGAACGGGGACAGGTCACTGACATTCCCTGACTATTCTTCCGTACAAGCATTCTTTGAGGCCTTCAAAGACAGCAAAGGAAAAAAAGCATTCGAGACCGAATATATTGAAGGTGAAAATATTTTTGGAGACTTCTGGGTAAAAAATATAATAAAAAATACCCAGATAACTACTGAGACTACAATTGAAGAACAAAGGAGAATACAAAATGACGGACGAAAAGAAACCGATCTCGACGACCTCTGACGTGCCAGCCGCTCCAGTTAAGAAAAAGAAGATGCGATCTAGTTCTGGACACAGGGTAAAGGGGACAAGGAAGAAATTCTTTCGGGACTATCCTGGACAAGATCCAGTTATATTAAAAATTCCAAAGCCAGTTCCAGATCCGGAGGCGATTGCCCCGGTAGTGGATGAAGCATCACAACACAAATATCCTCCGCCGAGAGTTCATCCTATATTTAGAAAAATATGGATGGAATTTATCGACAACATATGTGCGAGGGAAAACTTTAAAGTTGGTCACTTAAATTCACTCGAAATTCTTTGTGACCTTTATGTTGAGTACGACGAACTTCGCGCATTCCTTAGACAGCACGGAAGATCATATCAATCTCTTGGCAGATCCGGACAAGTGTGGAAACCATTTCCTGAAGTTGCGCAGTTAAATTTAGTTCAGAGTAACATAAAAGAATATACTAAAATGCTTGGCCTTCTTCTTAAGAAAGATCACTCCTCTTTAAGCGGAGGAGAAAAGGATGAATGGGAATGAAGTTCGGCGGCAGTAAATATTGGAAACGAAAAGGCGTTTGCTGCGAGTTCATTGAGGTCCTTGAGGTAATCGAGGACAATGGCGTTACCGCGCTAATTAGAGTATCCTTAAATGAGCAACTAAATAAATCGTGGAAGACATTAATTGCAGAAGACAGATTTAGACTAAACGCTAAAGAATACGTTAAGTGGAATTTATACAGGCCAAGGGGAAATAGGGAGCCATGAAATTCAATTGGATTAAAACAGACGGCGAGCCACACACTTGTAAACATCCCGAATTAATTAATCGGCAGAACAGAGACGGAACCTACAATGTAACTTGGTGTAGGAACTGTAACTACAAAGTAAATTTGTCACGGAAGAAGATAGATGAAAAATCTGCCCCTCGCTAAAAGATATCCGAATTGTAGGAAGGGCCATCAGTATGCCCTGGACGTAGTGGATAAAAAAATAGTCGCCGGGAAATATATTATTGGTGCGTGTGAAAGATATTTGCGGGATGTCGATAACGCCGACGCGGATTTTTATTTCGATTGGGATGCAGCGGAGAAGTACCTAAGATCCGTTCAAAAGTTCCAACACGTAATCGGACATTGGAAAACAAAGAACATAGTATTCGAGCCGTGGCAACATTGGGTCTGGATGAATATTATGGGATTCAAAATAAAAGAAACTGGATTCAGAAGATTCCGAATAGCACATATTGAAGTTGCTCGGGGCAATGCAAAATCCGCGATGGCCAGTCAAACGGTTCTTTATTTCTTAGCCCTTGATGATCCGAACGGAAACCAGATCTCAACAGTTGCAACAAAAAAAGATCAGGCAAGAATTGTTCTGGACTCGGCTAGAGCAATGGCCAGAAAGAACACAAGTTTTTTAAATCACACTGGAGTAAAAGTTCTTGCGCATTCAATTGTTCACGACAAATCTAATTCCTCTGTTCGGGCACTGGCCTCGGAACATTCCGGACTAGACGGACTAAACGATGTCCTTGCGGTCTGCGATGAACTTCACGCGATGAAGCGAGATACCTTTGAAGTAATTTATTCCGGTATGTCCAAACGTAAAGACTCCCTTACCTTGTGTATCACCACAGCAGGACAGGACGTTCAGTCAGTAGGATGTTCTCAGTCTTCTTACGCAAAGAAACTTTCTGCGGGAGAAGTTCTAGACGAGCAATTCTTTGCAGCAGTTTATTGCCTTGATGAAGGCGATGACTGGGAAGATGAAAAGAATTGGACAAAACCAAACCCAAATCTGGGAGTAAGTGTTGATATCGACACACTAAGGGCGAAAGTTGAAAAGGCGCTAGTGACCCCAGCGGATATTCCGAACCTTAAAATTAAACATATGAACCTGTGGATAGCAGAGGCCCAGGCATTTTACGATCAAAGTGCGTGGGACAAATGTTATGACCCGACACTGAAGATAGAAGATTTCAAAGGAAAACCTTGCAGGATGGGACTAGACCTAGCCTCCCATATTGATATTACCTCAAACGCTATAATTTTCCGCGATGGGGATGTGTACAGTATTTTTGATAAAAGCTATCTCCCGGAAGAAACTGTTCGGCAGGAAAGAAACACCCTTTACGATGATTGTATTGCCAAAGGGTTTCTTTTTTCGACGCCGGGTGCCGCGATCAATTACGATTTTATTCGCGGGGAATGTGAAGAACTATCCAAAGACTATAGGGTAGTCGAGTGCCTTTACGATGCGTGGAATGCAACCGAAACGGCACAGAAGCTATCGAACAAAATTGATATGGTAAAGATATCCATGACGGTCGGAAATATGTCGGAGCCGATGAAGAAACTGGACGCGCTAATGCGAGAGGGTAAAATCCGCCACAACGGTTCCCCACTATTGCGTTGGTGCCTGGGCAACGTGGTCGCAAAAGAAGATCATAACGGCAACGTTTACCCAAGAAAATCACACACAAAATTAAAGATAGATCCTATCATTGCAATTCTTATGGCATTGGCTGGCTGGTTGCAGGACGAAGATGCGGATTCAATATATGAAACTCGCGGAATAAGACTCCTTTAGGGAGGTATAATGACAAAGGGCGTAACAAGCCTTACGTCATGCCGTTAAAGATTTTTCTTTACTTAATTAACCGTTTTCCCGCATTATCTTGTCAGGGGGAATCGTATGCCTAAACTTATTGATATTTCTGCGCGAACAAATCTCAAAATTACTAATAAGTCTGCGACTTCAGCAGAAATAGTTATTTACGGCGGAATTGGCCAAGATTATTATGGCGACGGTTCTATGATTTCCGCAAAGGTTTTTTCAGAAGAACTTAAAAAGATAGACCCGAGTGTAAAAGAAATCAGCGTCAGAATCAACTCCCCAGGCGGAGACGTTTTTGACGGTATTGCAATTTACAATCGGCTAATTCAACACCCAGCAAAGATAACTGTTTACATCGACGGCCTAGCCGCTTCGATTGCTTCAATCATTGCATTGGCTGGAACTGAAATTGTAATGGGCGAAGGCGCACTTTACATGGTTCATTTGCCTTGGACATTTGCGATGGGCAATCGAACTGAACTGGACAACACAGTAAACAGATTGCTTGACGTAGAAGAACAAATGATTTCAATTTATAAGAAGAAAACAAAAATGGATAGAGCAGAGATTAAAGCTATGCTTGAGTCTGAAACTTGGATGAGTGCTGAAGAATCTATTGCATTTGGCTTTGTTGATTCTAAGGCCAAAGAAAGTATGCCGATTGCGGCCTCTGCCATTGAATCCAAATGGATAGTTAAAGGCCCGAAGAAATATTTTTCAGAGACTCAGGCCATTGATACAGTTAAAGAAGATTTAAAAAAGAAGATCCAATCAAGAATTGCTCGCAAATAGCGTAGCGCGGTTTGGATAATTAACAACAAATAGGAGAATAAGATGACACCAGAACAAATACGCGCTCGCCTAGCGGATATCGCCGCTAAACTAGAGGGAATCGTTGCTAGCGAAGCTGGCTACGAAGAAGAACAACTTACAGAGATCAATTCTTTAAACGAAGAATTTGAAGCATTAAGCACTCAGCTTGAAGCCTCTGAAAAAATGGAAACCATGAAAGCAAAGGTTTCTGCTACTGCTGGTCGTAAGACTGCTGCCCCTTCCGCTGCTCCACGAGTAGAAGTTGGCCGTCAGTTAAATGATCGTTTCGGCGGTTTCGGAAATACTGGCGAATGGCTAATGGCTGTTAAACGTGCCGGACAAACTGGCGACGTTGATAAGCGTTTCCAAGCTGCTACTGCCTACGAAAAAGTTGGCGAAGACGGCGGTTTCCTAGTTCCTGAAGAAATCTCTCAGGCTATTTTGAAGAAATTAGAAGTTAAAGAATCTTTAATGGCATCTACAAATGCACTTCAAGTAAGCGGCAATGCTTTGACAATCAATGTTGATGAAAGTCAGCCTTGGAACCAAGGTATTCAGGCTTATTGGACTGCTGAAGGCGCTTCTATCACTGAGTCAAAGCCCGCTTTTAAACAAGCTAGCTGGAGACTTCAGAAATTAGCTGCTCTTGTTAAAGCTACCGATGAACTTCTTGACGATGCTACTGCCCTTGAGTCGTACATCAAGAACTCTGCTCCAGACGCTTTTATGCACAAAATCAACAGTGCAATCATCAGCGGTAACGGCGCAGGTAAGCCACAAGGTATCTTGAGTTCACCGTTTGCAGTGACAGTTTTGAAAGAAAGTGGTCAAGCTGCTGATACAGTTAATGCACTTAACGTGCTTAAAATGTACAGCCGTATGTTCCCATCTTCTCGATCAAGCTGTGCATGGTACATCAACCCAGCAGTTGAAGAACAACTTCGACAAATGGTTGATCCAAATGGTAACTACCTATATATCTCCCCAGGCGGTCAATTGAACCAAACTCCATATGGAACTTTATTGGGTCGTCCAGTAATTCCTTTGATGGGTTCAATGCCAGCACTAGGTGATTTAGGTGACATCATGTTTGCAGACTTGTCTTACTACTACATGATTCGTAAAGCTGGCGGCATTAAGTCTGCTACTTCGATTCATCTATTATTCGACAAAGAGCAAACAGCATTTAGATTCTCAATGCGCATTGACGGTCGTTGTCCGTTCGGGGCTCCAGTAACTACTGAGTTCGGTTCGTACAGTATGTCAGCGTTTGTATTACTAGAAGCTAGATAATAATAACTCTGGGGGCCCATAAGGGCCTCTGGTAATTGATTCTTAACTTAATTTTGAAGGAGATATAGAAAATGGAAGCATTCTTGGTTGAAAAATTAAACATGGCCACAGGACTTGTTCCTGTTGACCTAAACACAGCAGCAAACACTGGCCTACGAGTTAGCATTAAAGACGCAAAGCGCGTTTCTTTTGCTGTAATCATGGGCGCGTCTACAGCAGCAGTTACAGACTTTACACTTCAGCAGCACAATGCTGCGACGGCAGGGACTTCAAAAGCCCTTTCAGTAGCTAACCCTTACTACCATAAAGTAAGTTCTGCTACAGAGTTTACAAAAGTTGTTCCTGTGGCTGCGGCAAGTAACTTTGTTCCAACTGACTTTGCCTCACTTGGCGGAATCATTGTGTTTGAAGTTCTTGCTGAAGATTTAGACGTTAACGGTGACTTTGCTTGGGTTTCCCTAGACATCGCTGATTCTACTGCGGCTAAATTGGGCGCAGTAATCGCAGTTGTTGATGAAGACCTGAAGCCAGCTTACGCGGTAGCTCGATAATATAGTGTACATACGGCATATTCTTATGTCCGTATTGAGGGGGAGAAATCCCCCTCATTAATTTAACAGGAGATCAATATGAAACTAATGAAATTTAGTGTTGATATGTTTTACACCAATATGTCAGTGCCAATTTATAATAAAGATGTTGTGTATGAAGTTGAAGACAATATGGTAGCTCGTTGGCTAAAGCGCGGCGGAGAAATAGTTGCTTCTAAAGAAGCTGCCAGTATTCCTCCTCCCCCAAAGCCAGAGCCAAAGCCAGAGCCAAAGCCAGAGCCGGAGCCGGAACTAGACCAAGACGAGGAAGAAGTGCCTAAAAAAGTTAGTGCCGCCAGTAAGAAATTAAAGTAATAATTCGGTATCGGGGGACGCATGGGTTTTTGGAAGAATATCTTTTCTAGGAGTACGAAGGATAACAGGGACGTAGACAGGCCTAAAAGACCGTTTAGTTTCCGTGCTAATACTTTAGTAAATGAAGACAATGCTATGCAGGTAGCGGCCTTTAACAGAGGCCTTATCTATATATCAAGTCAAATAGCTAAACTTCCTTGGGATGTTAAGGACGCAGACAATAAAATTATTCAAGGTCCGATTTCAAACCTATTAAATTTAGCTCCTAACGAAGAAATGAATGCGTTCAGATTTAGATTATTCCTTGTTCAACAGGCAATTATCAATGGCAATTCATACGCGGAAATCGAAAGAAATACTGTGGGCGCTCCGATTGCACTTTGGCCTCTGTCCAGTTCTGGAATGGAATTACTACGAACACAATCTGGAAAACTTGTTTATAAATATCAGGCGGACCAGGGAGATGCGGTTTACCTTCATCCAAGGGATGTATTTCATCTTCCTAATTTTCATACTCGTGACGGCCTAGTGGGACAGGGAATAGTTGCGTACGGAAAAGACGTATTGGGAATACAAATAGCTGCCGATAATATGGCAAGCGGAATTTTCCACAACAGCGGGATTCCTTCTGGAGTCCTAAAACATCCTGGGAGACTATCCGATGAAGCATACAAACGACTTAAGGATTCTTGGGCAGAGCAACAGGGCGGAAAAAGATCTGGGTCAACAAGTGTCCTTGAAGAAGGAATCACATACGAGCCAATCAACTTCGAGCCCGAGGCTTTACAGTTCTTGCAGTCAAGACAATTTGGAGTTCTTGAAATTGCGCGATTCCTTGGAGTACCTCCTACAAAACTTTTCGACGTCACCGCAGCAACCTACTCAAACGTTGAAAACTCCAACCTTGAAGTTGCTACGGACACGCTAGATTCGTGGGCTACAAACTTAGAAATGGAAGCCGATGTTAAGATTCTTAATAACCGCTACGGCGGTCGCTTTACTGACATTGATCTTTATTCAATATTCCGAGGAGATATGCAGACCCGTTCCAACTACTTCAAAGCAATGATTGGAATTGGAGCTATGACTCCAAACCAAATACGGGCTAGAGAAGGTCTTCCTCCTTACGTGGAAGGCGATGATTATTATATTGCAACTAACAATCTAACTCCAGTCGACAGGATAACAGACCTTATCGACGCGGACATAACCCAGAAAACAAAGCCGCAATCAACTCCAGAAGCTACTCCTAAAAAGGAAGCTGATGCAAACGCGGCACTAACAGAAGCGGCAATAACGTATCTAACGAAGAAGTAAGGATTAATGGAAAACACAATCCTTATAGCATTACTGACCAAGCTGATAGATGAAAAGATATCTCAGCTTCCTCCTCCAACTGGAGCAAGAGGCCCGCGTGGGCAAGTCGGCAGACGCGGACAGCCCGGAAAAGATTTCGACTTATCTGAACATGAAGAAACCATCCGTGCGTGGGCAAAAGAATTTGCATTAAAATTTGAAGATCTAACCGCAGAGGAAATTGAATCCCTGCGAGGGATTGCTGGGCCGAAGGGAAAAGACGGCAAGGATTTTGTTTTTGCAGAACACGAAGAAGCCATCCGTGCGTGGGCCAAGGAATTTGCATTAAAGTTCGACGACCTAAATGCCGACGAAATAGAAGCCATTCGAGGAAAGAGCGGACGCGACGGACTTGCAGGTAAAGACTTTTGCTTCGAGGACAGTAAAGATAAAATAACAGAAATAATTGCCTCCACAGTAGAGGAAATGTCTGAAGGACTTAAACTTAAGTTCTCGGATTTATCAGAAGATGAAATAGAACAGCTTCGTGGATATCGCGGTCGTGACGGTCGTGATGGCAATGACGGTCGTGACTTTGACTTTGAGGAACATCGAGAATTTTTCGAGTCCCTTAAACTGAGATTCACAGACCTAACGGATGAAGAAAGAAATGGTCTAAAACTAAAAGTATCCGATCTTGAAGAAGAAGAAAAAATAGCAATTCAAACTGCCCTTAAAGAATTTGCGGCGGAAGAACTTCGCTCCCTTCGCGGGCCGAGGGGATCTCGCGGACAACGCGGGGCTCCAGGGAAAGACGGGACTAACGGACTGTCGATACGCGGCCTTCCAGGACTTCCAGGAATTAGCGGAAGAAACGGGAAAGACGGGCGCGATGGGGAAGATGGCAAAGACGCTCCCTATATTGTTGACATAGAGCTAGACCTAAATGAAGTTACTCAAGAGATTGCGCTGGTTACTATATTTTCCGACGGAACAGAGATACGCTCTAATAGCGTAGAACTTCCGAAGGCCTCCGAGAAATTTATTTTCTCGGGCGGCGGCGGTGGAGGCGGCGGATCTGGCGGAGGGAGTGCGCTTACTGTCCAAGACGAAGGGTCAGACCTTTCAACGGCGGTAACTAAAATAAATTTTGTGGGCACTGGAGTAGTTGCGACTGAGACATCTCCAAATGTGATTGAGGTAAACGTATCGGGAGGGGGATCTTCATTTGACGAGGATGTTCTTTTAACCGATAATTTTTACGATGTATTAGTCGACAACGAAGGAAACATTCTGAGAGGGGCTAGCTAGTGGCATTACATATTTTTACCGGAACTTCTGCTCCGGCAATAGCTCCAACAAAAATAGGACAGCACTTCATTGATACTGTCGGTAAAATATCTTACATATCTGTTGGAACTGCTTCTGCACTAGATTGGAAATCTTCATCTCTTGTTCAGAATAATTATTCTGGAACAGTTCCTCCCGGAGTAAATGATGATTCGTCTGCTGGATATGGCGTCGGCTCCGCGTGGGTCGACACAGTAGGCGGAGTGATATATTTCTGTACGGATGATTCAGTAGGCGCAGCAGTATGGTCTTCAGCTACGTCTTTTGACTCAAACGCAATTCACGTTAACGCTGCTGGAGAAATATTTGCTATCTCCACAAAAGCCACTCCAATAGGGGCGGACTATCTTTTAACCGAAGATAGCGCAGACTCTAACAATAAAAAGAAAATAACAATATCTTCCCTAGCGTCAGTTCTTGTTCCGTATACAGGGGCAACTGCAAACGTAAATCTAGGCGCGTTTACTTTAACCGCAAATAATTTCTCAGGATCTTCTTCAGGAGCAAACACTGGAGACCAAACTATAACTTTAACTGGCGGAGTAACTGGATCTGGAACAGGTTCTTTTGCCGCAACAGTTATTACAAATGCAAACCTTACTGGCCCAGTAACTTCTGTAGGAAATGCAACAGCCATTGCCAACAGCACTATTACCAATGCGATGCTTGTAAACGGAGCAGTTGCCAATCTGTCTGGAACTAACACAGGGGACAATGCTTTAAACAGCAACTACACAGCAAATCCGATGACAACTCTTGGAGACATAATTCTAGGCGGAGCGTCTGGAGCGCAGACACGACTTGGAATTGGCGCGAACACTTATGTATTAACTTCTGACGGAACTACCGCAAGTTGGGCCGCTGCGACAGGCGGATTTGCCGACCCAATGACAACTCGTGGCGATTTGATTTACAGAAATGCTGCGAACGCAACTGTACGATTACCTGCCGGAGCGAACACATACGTCCTTACTTCTGACGGAACGGATATAGCATGGGCGGCGGCGGCGGCTTCAGGAGCAAATACTACTCTATCAAATCTTATTGCAACAGTAGCTATTCCTGACGGAGTAGACCTACTTCCATTAAATGCCCTAGGAATGAGCCTTGGAAGTCTCAGTAAGAATTTCACTTCTGTATTCGCCGGGGATTTTAGAGCAACCAACGTGGGGACCAAGGCAATATTCAGTGGAACAAACTCTACGACTCCCTCCGGATCAATAGCTAACGCAAATATAATCGCACAGTCTGGCTACACAATGGGGATCTGGACACTTTCTAAAGCTGCCAGCAGTGCCAACAGCCAGAACCTTTACATTGAAACCGGAAACGCAACAGGAACTACTTCTGATTCTGGAAATTTAACTCTTACCATAGGAACTGCTACTCAAACACAAGGTGAGTTTAAATTCCTTAAGGCCGGGGTTGCATCGGCTACTGGACAAGTGTGGACAGCATCAGCAACAGACGGAACAGGATACTGGGCGAATGCTGCTAGTGGATTTGCAGACCCGATGACCACTCGCGGAGATATCATTTTCCGAAATGCTTCTAACGTAACTGACAGACTTCCTGTAGGAGCAAATACTTATGTGCTTACTTCTGATGGCACCGATGTTTCTTGGGCCGCCCCTACCGGATCTTCTTCCCCACTTACGACTAAGGGAGACTTATATACATACGACACTGGCGATCAGCGTCTAGGTGTCGGGGCTGACGGGACTTATTTGATTCCTGATTCAGCGCAAGCAACCGGGTTGAAGTACGGCACAGACGCAGACTTTGTCGAAGAAAACGCACTGACTAACGTTGATCGAATCGCATTTTACGACGCAAGTGCTGGCCTGATGCGGCAGACGCAGCTACCTAATTTGCGCGACGCCATGTTTGCGGCACCGATAGGGGCCGAGTATCTTGTGGTCTCATTAAGTGGAACGCTAACGGCGGAGCGAGCATTAGCTGGCGGCGCGGGTGTTTCCTTTGTTGATGGCGGCATTAACTCGACATTCACAATTAACGTAGATCACGACGCTATAACAAATACGCACAACTTAACTACTGACATTGATGCGAGTGCGATTAATGCTTCTGCTTTTGCTGCGGGGTTAGTGCTATTTTCTAACGGCACGAACATTGTCGGAGAAGCTGACTTTTCCTACGACACCTCAACCAACACTTTAGACTTAGATAACCTTACCTTTGACACGAGCATCGTTGGAGTAGGAACAATAGATTTAACTCATACGGCTACTGAGGCAGACGATCACGCACTAGAAATAGATGTTAATGCCGCTGGCTTTGGTGATGTTAAAGCCGTGGATATTGTTTATGTGACTGGCGCAATCGGTGCGGGTGCCGATGAGTCCGTAATTCTTGTAAACATAGATGAGAGCCTAGCGACTGGTGGAGACATTAGCGCATTAGAAGTTTTAACAACTACAACGGGGACTTCTCAAGTTAACGCTGTCTTTGTCGGTGTTGGCGTTAATCCCATTGAACAACTATCGGGCACTTTCGGCGATGCCACATCCGTATTAGACAATGCTGTAAACATCACGACAGCAGTTAGCTCTGGCGGCGCTGGTAACGAGACAATCTTTGCCGCCGACAATGATACGCTTACCATAGGTAAAGCATCTAAGTTTGAAGAAATTGAATTTATTTTTGATACTTTTTCAAGTGGCGCGGGTATAACTCCTACATTTGAATACTCTACAGGCGTTGGTACATGGGCCGCATTCTTTCCTGTTGACGGGACTAATGGCTGTAGAAACAACGGCGTTGTTGCTTGGATTGATAGTGACATTTCTTCATGGGCGGTCGGTACTGGCTCTGAGTATTTAATAAGAATAACTAGAACTAGAAACACAATAGCCACAGTACCAATTTTAGATTTACTTCAAATATCTTCAGCGACTCAATATTTTTGGGACTCAAGCGGTAACATAGATGCAAATAGTTTAACTCTTGACGGCAACATTACGATTGATGACAAGTTATTTTTTGATGCAGCAAATGGCAGGCTTGGCGTTGGTA